TAGGTTTTGGTTAATCTTGCCAGCCAGTTCGTCGGACAGGTTGCCCTGCTTCATTGAGGTAACAAAGCCACGCTTTAGCTTGTCAAAGACGATAGGGTTGGTCTTGAGTTGGTTTGCCGAGCCAAGCATGGTTGTCCACGCCGTTTCAGGCGTCGTCAAGTTAGTCAAGCGTTTAGCGGTATTTGAATCCATAACGCCCCACACCTTGCCAGCATAGGCAGGGTCAGCCTCACTGATTGCAGGGAACGAAGCGCCACCGATGTTGCCACCACCCACGCGGGTGCGGTCAGACTGAGTAGTCGTGGTGCGCTTCATGCCTTTTTCCATCTGCTGACCAAGAGCCTCAGAGGCTTTGACCTGCTGTTGAGCCTTGATGAGTTCAGCCGCCTTGCGACCAGCATCAGCACGTTGGGCGGCGTTGAGTTCATCACCTGACATTAGGCGCTCTCGCACCTTGCCAAGTCCACCTAGTAGTTTTTTAGCGTCTGCCATCTTTTACACCGCATAGGGGTTGACCCGCTCTTTGCGGGCATAAGCGTAGTCATCATCGTCATCATACCGAGGCTCAGGGTTTATGTCGAGGAAGCCCATATCCTTGAGCAGGCGCATTGCCTGCGTGGCTGAGTCCACATAGTCGTCGTGCTGGGCATCAGGGAAGGCGCATATCTGGGACAGGAAGCCTTCGCACCAGTCCTTGACGTAGCCCTTGTGCTTGTCCGACTCAGGGAGCCAGACCCTGCCAGTTGAGAAGATGCTGGCGGTAATCTGGAGGCGGGTCATCTTGTCCGCGTTCCCCGGGTTCCACGCACGCACGGGCAAGTGCATCGCTTGCAGTTCCTGCACCAGCGACAGCCCTGACGCCTTGGCCTCAACCAGTATCAGGTCAGGCCGCTTGGCATCCTTGCCCTCGCCGTAGGACAGCCTCCACTCATCTAGCACCTTGGGCTTCAGCTTAGGGAAGGTCAGGTGTTCAGCCCAGCAGTCGATGAGCAGGACAGACATCGGGCCATCAAGGGGCTTGAACACGCCCCACGTTGTGGACGCTGTCGGGTCGTTGTATTCCTTGTCCGTGTAGGCACAGTCCAGCGACATGAGGATGTACTCGAACTTAGGGAAGGGTCGGTCAGCAGGGTACATCTGGAACATGGAGCGGCTGACCACCTTGCCATCTTCGAGGTCAACGAGTTGGCCCATCACCTCCTGCTCGTACAGCTTGGAGCCTTTGTACTGCTCCAGTTGCTTACGGAAGGTCGAGGCAAGGTTGGCCTCGTTCTCATAGGTGCTGGCGCGGTCAATCACCACGTCGTCACCCTCGCGCCCCACGAGGTCGAGTATCAAGTCCTTTGGGCGCGGTGTCGTTGTCACAATGACGCGGGGCTTGTCACCCAGACGCAGGCCCATCATCATCATGTCCCACGCTTCGCCAGCCCCAAGGTACTGGAAGGCGGCTAACTCGTCACACCATGCGAAGTGGAACTGAGGGCCACGCAGGCGCTCGTATGAGTCAGCGCTGATGCCACGGATGATTGACCCGTTGGACAGCTTGATTTGGTGGTCTTGCTTGTTGTAGTCCACCACCAGTTCGTCAGGTATGCAGGCCAAGAGGCCAGACTGGCCCTCAAAGCAAGTGTGCTTGATGTCATTGGACGTGGGCGCGAGTACAAGGCAACGGCTGTTCGGGTTTGTCCATGCCCACCACCAGAGCGCCTCAGCGGCGGAGCGGGTCTTGCCTGCGCCTCGCCCTGCCAGCATCATCCAGACGGTGTAGTCCACCTCAAGGGGTGGTGGTATCTGGTAGCGGTGAGCGCCTGCCACCCACTTGGCGTGGGCGATATAGGCAATGCGGTCATGCTCAGGGCGGGCGTTGAACTCCGCCTGCACCGCTGGGTCTGACATCAACTCAGCCAGCACGCTTAGTCATCTCCATGTTGCGGATGACTTCAAGGAACTTGTTGGCGTTGGTGTCCTCGGTCTTGATGGCGGCTCCACCCTCCACCCCTTCCAGCGCCACACGGTCGCCGTACTTCTTGGGCTTGAGTTTCATCGCCGTCCACTTGCGGGCCTCAATGCGGTTCTTCTGCCACTGGAGGAAAGCGCCGTCCAGCTTGTGTTCAATCAATGCGCCAGTCTTCTTGTCAGTCACCGCGATGATTTCAGGTTGCTCGTCAGCAATGGCGATGATTTCATCAGCCAGCGTGTCAGCCTGCTCCTCCCGTGCGCGTGCGTACTGGTTGGCGAATTCAGGGTGGCGGAGCAACCAATCGTAAATCACAGTCCTGTCTGGCATCCCTGCTGTCTTGACAATCTCTCTTAGGCTCTCTCCCTCTGCTATGCGTATGCAGATGATAGAAGCCATGTGAGTGTTGTATGTGGTGGGAGCGCCTACAGGGTTCTTTTTGGGCGTGGGGCCACCTTGGGCTTGCGTAGTAGCCTTCGGCGTCTTGGTGGGCTTCTTACCCCCCTTGACGGGCGTCTCGTACACAGCAGGCTTAACTATCTTCTCAGCCCGTGTGGTCTTGCGCATCTTTGGTTTGGTTTCTGGCATAACCCGTAATCCCTATGTGAATGAATGACGTAAGTGTATTCGATTCGCTTTCATTTCGCCATTGGATACTTATCCACGGACATTGGATACTTATTCGCGGGTCACTGTATACGCAGAAACCGACTCGGTTCTACTTCGCTTTGGATTCGCTACATAGTCTCTTGACGTATGCGCTGGACTCTTGTTTCATGCAATCCTCTTCATCCAATGTGAAGTCAGGAACCCACATCCAGAACACAAGGAAAGCAATGAACATTATACCAATCACCACCTTCTCAAGCAATGACTCTTCTTTCATATATTTTTACTACTTATTTTGTGTTCTATGGCTAAAGCAAACAAACCCCAAGCCTGAATGCTTCTATTCTTTTCTTGAAATATTTCGCCAATTTGTTCAATTTCTTCAGTAGTCAATTCAACCCACTTTTTTGGTGTGGCACTCAACGCCAGCATTTTTTCTATGTTTTTTGGCTGAGGATGCTTGTGTCCCCTTTCCCAAGAAGTAACGGTTCCTCGACCAACCCCTATGGCTTCTGAGAACTCAAATTGGTTTAAACCAAGAGAGCCACGCAACTTTTTAATTTGCTCTGGCGTCACTTGACCTCCTCCACAGTCACGCGGTACTTGCGACCGTTACGGTCTTCCACGTCGATAGTCTTCTTGGTACTGGCAAAGCCACCAGTCTCAGTCAGGTCGTACTTAGGGCGGCTCACGCTGGACAGCAACTTCTCGGCGTCATTGGCCTTCAGGTTGTTCACGATGGTGTGAGCAATGTAGTCGCAGTACACGACGTAGGACTTGGGCAGGTTATCAAAGAACTTGCTGACGATGGTGTTCATGGTGTCAAAGTGCGTCATATCGATTCGCTTTCTATTCGGTTGTGATTCGGTTGGGGGCTTGCGCCCCCGTGGTTTAGAAGTGTGGGTCAAAGTGATGGTCACGCATACCGATAATCAAACCACCACTACGGCGTTGCTTGAATCTGCCTGTCTCTTGGTTGATGTAACCGCGAACCCATTTGCCTGTCTTGCGCTCCATGCGATACATATCGGCGTACCCAGAAGGGTTTGGCTCGAAGGTGTAGACGGCGCTACCGCCATGCACGCTACCAGAGACAGCCGTTGGCTTGTCTTCAATAACGAAAATCTCGTATGCCCAGACCTTGCTGGTCAACTGGGTAACCTTGGTCACTGTCGCGGCGTGGCGGTCAGTCCATGACAACTTGGTTGCGCCCATGCCAACTTCAGGTGCTGGTGCGCCAACCGTCATGCGGCTGTACAAGTGGTTTACGACGCTGTTTGTTTGTGTTCCGATGTTCATTTCGCTTTTCTTTCATTGTTACCTGCGTATTGCAGTGATGCTAGTATAACCCCAAATTAAACCAAGCAACAACTATTTTAAAAATAATTGTAGGTACTTTCCCTAGTCTGCAAAATGCTCTGCAATCTCGGACTCAATGCGGCTGGAATCCTTGCCAGTCAGCTTGCGCTCCAGCCACGGGGCTGGGCGTCCACGGCGGTCACACACCACCCACTCGGTGTAGCCGTAGTAGTCCATGTCAGAATCGCACCACTTGTTGTAACTGCCCTCTTGGTACTCTTCTACGCCAATGATGCAGGGGATGCCTGCAACGCGTGTTTCAATCTCTGCAATGAATGACATCTCAGTTCCCCTTCGCTTTGGCAATCTGGTCACGGGTGTCGTCAATAGCCAAGCGGATTCTGTCTAAGCGCTCCCAATCACCCTCTGCAAAACACAACTTGTCTTCAACCAAAAGCATCATCAAATGCTCTTCCAGTTTGTAAACTTGACTCATGTT